GATTCATGAGGTAAGAATCTGTACTATCTTTCTTACCGTCATTATTGACATCTCCATCTTCTTTACCAACTGGGTCTAACTTTTTTTCTTGTATAGACTGATATGCTTCAGCAATTGATTTAAGATCCATTTTTCCAAGACACTTTTTTAATATTTATGCAATTGCTTTTTCTCCATCTTTAACTAATTTCTTAAAAGTACTAGTAGTAGTAGCAAAAAATTGTGGCATTGCAGTGAATGATCCTTTATATCTCAATTCAATATCTAATATATCGTATTTACCTTTAAATAAAGTAAAAAATACTTTTGCTGCCTTTCTTTGGAAAGTTTTTTCGGAATCCAAAACTAAAGTAACTGGCATTTTTGCTAACATTGCCATAGCTACAATACTACTATAAAGATTTACGGAGGTTGCTCTACCTATACTTGGTTTTAAATCATTATTTACTGTTCCCACACCCTCTATTGTAAAAAATGCAAATTCACTGGTTTTCCATGTATCCAATTCATCCAATAATTTTAATTTAAGAACCTTATTTAAAAGTGAATCCGCAATAGTGTTTTTTACTTCTGGATCATTCATAACATCAAGAAATCCTTGATATAATCCACTTATAGATTTGTTTTTACTTTGTAATTTTTCATTCACAAATTTTCTAAATGCTTCCTTTCTTGGAGTTCCTATATTATTATTAACTCCTTTTGAAAATTCTTCTACACCTTTTAAATTAATAAGTGGAATTTTTTCTACTTTTCCATTACTTTTCATTCTATCTACTTTTAAATCCCATATCTTTTTTATATTCGATTTACTATTAAGTTTTATTTTAGATACTCCTACTTCATCTGATATATCTGATAAAGGATTACCAGGCATACATCCATCTACAATTACGTTTGCAAAAAATTCTCTCCTAACATCGTCAATTTTATCTCTTAATCTTTTTAAATCCTTTCCTTCAATAAATGTTCCGAAGGAGTTATTAATTAATGTAGGAGAAGGGGCATTTTCTTTTGGTTTTTTCTTTAATGAAACCCCGACAAATTCATTCCCATATCTCAAAATTATATCAGATGAATTATATTCTTTCATACCAAATGCCTTTACCTGAAATTGTTCCACATCAGGATGCCATTGATTTCCAGTTAAATATATTGCTTGAGGTGTAGATGGTCTTAAATTTCTAGTTCCAAGAACAGCAGATATTCCAACTGCTAAATCAGAATACAATTGTCTTGTTGGTTCTTTCACTGATATTGCAGATAACATTCCTCTTTTAGTATTATTTCCTGCTCCATCTTTTATAAAATCACTACTAAAATTATCAACAGTTGTTTGATATAAACTTAAAAAAGTTTCAGAATTAGTTTTTGCCTTTACAAGAGTGTCACTATCTACTAAAGATAGACCAGCATAAAATGCTTCTGACAGTTCGTATGCCATTTTACCTATTTAAAAAATAATGCTCGATGATCTCAATCTTTTCATGTGCTTGGGCAATAGCATTAATCTCTCCATCTATTGTTCCCATAACATCCGAATGTTCTCCAATACCAACAGGTTGATTAAGATAGATCTCAACGTTCTGTGAGTGTTTAGCGATCAAACCATTATAGTATGCAATTTGATTCTTAAGAATATTCTCTCTTAGATTGATCATAGTTTTGATACCTCTGATTTTATTTAGTGTTGATGTCTTGGTTGATGAGACTTCATTCCATCATGATTACCATCATTTGGTAATTTTCCAGTCATAAGATACTCAATCGTATCTTTACATCCTTTAAGATATTGGAGTTGTTCATTTATCTTATCATATTCTGCTGTTGTTTGTGCTTCTTTTGATTCTATTTGTTTTATTCTTTTTGTAAATCTTTCTAAAAGTTGTTCATAGGTTTCAGTAGATTTCATAAGTCTCCTTCTTTTCTATTTTCCGAATAGTGAACATCAAACTCACCACCAGGATATCTTTTCTTTAATTTATTCACGTTCTTTTCTACAACTTCATCTAATGACACATCTAATGCCATACAAGCTTGCATCACATACCACATAACGTCACCCAACTCAATAGTAAGATGCTCTCGATTATGCTCGTCCCAAGGTTTACCTTGAAATACCATTTTCTTAACGATCTCCATAAACTCACCACCTTCAGCACTAATGCCAACAGCAGCAGTAAGAAGCCTGTGAATATTGGCACCCTTTCCATCAAGGGAACTAACACTCTCAATAAAAGATTGATAATCTTTACTGGGATCGGATGTGACACCATCCACGAAATTAGCGTATTTAGAAAAGTCAACTTGTTTTGTCATCAGATTTTTTAACTATCAAAATTTAAAATCACCAAATGATTTCTTTGGTTTTTTTACCTCATCAGTATACTCTTCTTCCTGTCCACTGTCAACTATATCGTGTTGTGCAGATTGATCACAGTCGTATAATCTCATTTTAGAACGATCAACACCGATTACAAATCTCTTATTAAGAGTAGGATCATTATATCGATTCTTTAATTGTTTAACCATTATCTGCCCCAAGTCTTCCAACTCCTCCGTACTAATAAGAGCAAACATAAGATCAGCAGTGGCAGGTAAACCGAAGGACTCACTTGTGTCAGTAAGATCGACATCACTATTACCATAGCCAGAACGAGTCGTCTGAGTAGCGGAGACGATAGGTACATTAGTCTCAACTGCAAGACCACGGAGTTCTTCCGCAATCGCTTTAATAAACGAGTAAGAATTAACATTGCTTCCTGCCCTGTAACGTGAAGACGCACATATATTTAAGTAATCTACAAATATTATATCAGGTCTGAATGATTTTTTCAATGCCAATTCATTTAATAAATTTTTAAAATGACCTGAGTGTGCTGCTGCTGTTGGATACTCTTTAATAATTAATGTACCTTGTGTTTTCTTTGCGATATTAGTTACTTTACTTTCAAACATTTTTTCTGGTAAATCAATCAATTGTTTAATATCTACATTTAAAAGATTAGCATCAATTCTTTCAGCAATTTTTTCCTCAGCCATCTCAAGCGTGATGTATAATACGTTCTTCCCTTGGAGTAACACACTGCTTGCGACATGACACATAAACAAAGACTTACCAACACCAGTGCCAGCGAGAGCAATATTGAGTGTTTTATTGGGAAGACCACCCTTTGTAATCTTGTTAAAAAATTCGAGATCGAATGGGATAAGGTCTTCTTTCTTATGGTACGATTCATATCTCTCCTCGTAGTCTTCTAAGTAATCATGTCCTACATGTTTATCAAAACTAACTGCTAATGCATCAGACAATATTGAAGGTATTGCATCAGGAGTTTTCTTTTCAGTATTACCATCTGCGATACTAATAGATTCAACCAATGCCAAATATATAGCACGATCTCTGCACCATTTTTCTGTTGTATCGAGTAACCATTGATTATCTGCTGGATAATCTTCTAAAATACTAATTTGTTCTTCAACTTGTTTAAAGATCTCATCAGTAATATCAGTTCTTTTTTCTGCTTCAATACTTATCGCTTCTCTCGTTGGAAGATTATTATATTTTACAATAAACTTAGTTGCTTCTTCAAAAATAATTTTCTCGTGAACGTTTTCAAAATATTCAGAATGAAGAAATGGTAAAACTTTTTTTGAATATTCATCGTTGAATATTAAATTCCTGAGAATGGTGGTTTCAATTCTTTCCATTAATGATAATGTAAATAAGTGCTCATAATGTATTTGGAATTACTTATTGGTGGTTCTCCCAAATGTGGATATTCCCAAGTTGGTGGAAATACAATAACATCTCCTTTACTTGGAGTAAACTCTTTGTCCTGATACGGAAAAATTGTTTTACCACCAGAAACTACATCATTCAAATAAAATAACATAGCAAGAGATCTTTTTGATGATCGATGATCGATTACATCAACGTGTTCTTCAAATCTATCTTTTCCTCCAACTTCATATTTTTTGATGCGAAATTCTTCAAGATATTTTACTTGTGGTAAATACTTTGCTTGTGGAACATCTTGTTTATAAAAATTGAGAGAGATTGAAAAATAATTACAAAGATTTGATATTATGTTAGCATGATATTTGTTTAAATTCAACTGTGTAAAAGTTGGTTTTGATTGATTGTCAACCCTCTCATGATTTTCTACATCAGATTCATATAAGTTAATCAAATAATCACAAATATCTGCAGGTAATACTTTGTAATTATACAGATCCATAACTATAATATTTTATCGCAATATCATTTAACTTATTCATTATATCTTCAGAAAAATATTTGTCTGGATTCTTATATATTTCCTTTGCATAAATTTTCTTACCATCTATTTCATAACGACCAGCAACATTCTTCCACATACCACCAAGTTCTCCTAACTCAAGAAGACCATAGTATCTATCAAGACCTCTTTCATCATAGTAAAGACGAATGTTTACTTCTTTGTTTTCTTTACTGAGTCTTGATTTAACCGTCTTAGCTTTAATAAT